GAATAGATGAGTTACCACAATATCCAACACCTGATATTTATAACTTTCTAAGGTCATCTCTTAGATCAGTAGATCCAGAGATACCAGTATTTATGAGAGCAACAGGTAACCCAGGCAACGTAGGATCCACTTGGGTAAAAGAAATGTTTGTAGACCCAGCAGTTCCTAATACAAAGTTTGATGTAGAAATACAAACGCCAGTTGGTGTAAAAAAAATAACAAGAAGATTTATACCAGCTAAGTTACAAGATAATCCATATCTAATGCAGACAGAGGATTATTATATTATGCTAGCCTCTTTGCCTGAAGTGCAAAGAAAACAGTTCTTAGATGGAGACTGGGGTGCCTATGAAGATGCAGCATTTCCAGAATTTAATTTAACAACACATGTTGTAGAGCCATTTGAGATACCTAGAAACTGGCATAGATTTAGATCTTGTGACTGGGGATATTCTTCACCAGCTTGTGTACTTTGGTTTGCCATAGACTTTGATAATAATCTTTGGATATACAGAGAACTATATACAAAAAAAGTTACAGCAGATTTATTTGCACAACAAGTTTTAGATTTAGAACATAAAGAATATATTCGCTATGGAGTCTTAGACTCAAGCACTTGGGCAAGAAGAGGTGATGTCGGTCCAAGTATTGCAGAAACAATGATTACTGCAGGATGTAGATGGAGACCATCTGATAGATCACCAAGAAGTCGTATCAACGGTAAACTGGAAATACACAAACGACTATCTGTTAGAGAAAAAGATAATGAAAAAAAACCATCATTATTTATTTTTAACAACTGTGTAAATTTAATACGAACACTACCACTTTTACCATGTGATAAAAACAATCCAGAAGATGTTGATACGCACGCAGAGGATCATGCATATGATGCTTTACGATATGGATGTATGTCTCGCCCCATTAATCCACACGGAATAGGAATAGATGGCTTTGGAAAAGTTCAGTCATTTCAACCAGCAGATAGGATATTTGGATATTAATGGATATAGATGGAAAAAAATTAAGAGTTGGATTTCAAGATCTAACAATTGAAATAAAAGATGCAGATTTTAGAACAGACAATCTTACAGATTGCTATGGTCATTATCTGCAAAGAGAAAATAAAATACAAATAAATACAAATTTAGAAACACATGATTTGTTAAACACAGTTATTCACGAATGTTTACATGCATGTGCATACGTTGGTGGGCTTACAACTAAATCTAATCCATTAGCAGATGAAGATAAAGAAGAAGTTGTTACTAATACATTAGCTAACCAATTACATATTGTCTTACGAGATAATCCATGGCTCTTAAAATTTATACAAGAGTCACTATCAAAAACTAAAAATAAGGAGAAATAACATGGACATCATGAAAAAATATAAACAAGGTGATTTAGATGAAGTACCTAGTGCAAAAACTGGTAATGATCCTATGAACCTTCCTGCTGATGAAGTAGGTGGAGAAAATGTTGATGCACCAAAAGTTAAAACTAACATGGTGGATGGCAAGATTTTTTCAATGGCTGATGAAAGAGATTACTAATATTTATCATGGCTGATGAAACACCAAGAGACGATTTAATTGTAGCTGTTGGAGAATCTAATGAAAAAGAAAAAGATTCAACAACTGATTACTATGGATTAGAAGGTTTAATAAAAGAAAGATTTGTAAAATCTGAAGACTCAAGGCTGTTTGATGAAAGCCGATGGTTAAGGTCATATAGAAATTATAGAGGTATCTATGGTTCAGATATGTCCTTTACTGAAAAAGAAAAATCTAGAGTATTTGTTAAAATAACTAAAACAAAAGTTTTAGCTGCATTTGGTCAACTAATAGAAGTTTTATTTTCTACAGGGAAGTTTCCCATAGGAGTAGAACCTACGCCTATTCCTGATGATATATCAGAATATGCACATATGAAACAACCAAACGAAGAACCAAAAGATCCTAACGAAGATAAACCAAAAGTTATAGATCTATATGGTTTTCCTGGAGATGGTAAAGAATTGTCTCCAGGAACTACAACTGCAGATTTATTAAGAGGTTTAGCTTCAGATTATGAAGGTGTAGAAATGGCTGATGGGCCATCTATTCAATCCCCTCAGATACCTCAAATACAACCAGCTAGAGAGTCTGCTGAAAATTTACAAAAATTAATTCATGATCAATTAGAAGAAAGTTCTGCTATAACTGTATTAAGACACGTTTTATTTGAAATGGTTTTACTTGGCACAGGAGTTTTAAAAGGTCCTTTTACTCATGATAAAGTTTTACATAAGTGGGAAAAAAATGAAGAAACAGAAGAGCAAGAATATAAACCACAATTTAAATCTGTACCTAAATTAGAAGCAGTTAGTATATGGGATTTTTATCCAGACCCAGATGCAACAAATATTGAAGATTGTGAGTATGTAATACAGAGACATTCTTTTAATAGATCACAATTAAGAGATTTACAAAATAGACCATACTTTAGAAAACAAGCAATAGCTGATTGTTTAAAGATGGGAGAAAATTATCAAGTTCGTGGATTTGAAACTGCATTATTAGATAGAGAAAATGTAGATGATCTTCAGAAAAAAAGATTTGAAGTGTATGAATACTGGGGATCAATGGATAGACAACTTGCTGAAGAAGCAGGTCTTGAAATTGGTGAAGAAATGGAAGAACTGGATGAAGTTCAAATTAATGCGTGGATATGTAATGGTCATGTATTAAGATTAGTTTTAAATCCATTTACTCCAGAGAGAATACCATTCCATGTTTGCCCATATGAAATAAATCCATATCAGTTTTTTGGTGTAGGTATACCAGAAAATATGGAAGATGCACAAATGGTGATGAATGGTCATGCAAGAATGGCTATAGATAATTTAGCATTAGCAGGTAATTTAGTATTTGATATTGACGAAACACAATTAGTTCCAGGACAAGATATGAATATATATCCTGGTAAAATATTTAGAAGACAATCTGGTGTAACAGGCACAGCTATTAATGGATTAAAGTTTCCTAATACAGCACCAGAAAATTTAATGATGTTTGACAAGTTTAGACAACTTGCAGATGAGGCAACTGGTATACCATCATACTCACACGGAGCAACAGGTGTTCAATCAACAACTAGAACAGCTGCAGGTATGTCAATGCTAATGGGTGCAGCTGCATTAAGTATTAAAACAGTTGTAAAAAATATAGATGACTATTTACTGAGACCCCTTGGTGAATCTTTATTCGCATGGAACATGCAGTTTAATAATTATATAGAATCTATAAAAGGTGATTTAGAAATAAAAGCAAGAGGCACTTCTTCACTAATGCAGAAAGAAGTTAGGTCACAAAGATTAATGACATTTATGCAAACAGCTAATAATCCAAACATAGCACCGTTTGTTAGATGGCACTCTATATTAAGAGAAATTGCAAAATCATTAGATATTGATCCAGATCAATTAATTAATGATCCAGAAAATGCACAACTATTCGCAAAAATAATGGGGATGACAAATGGAAATCAACAAGCTCAAAATATTAATCAACAACAGCCAGATATGGGAAATACTCAAGGAGTACCTCCAGGGGCAAATCCAACAGACGCAACGGGAGTTGGAGGTGGCAACATCGGAGCAGGAGCTGTTCCGCAGCCAGGGGAAGATCAATTCTCTACGCCACCTATTACACCTAGAGCAGCAGTTGGACAAGAAGGACGCTAAAAGTAGAAAGTTTTTTTAATGGCATTACAAGATACACCACCATTGGCAGATCCTGTTACAGGTAGAATACCTGCATATACTCAAGTGCTAAAGCAAGATCCAAATACTGGTGTGTATAGTATTAAATATGATGTTAAGCCTATTCCTACTGTAGACCCAGGATTAACTACTCCTATAACAGAATTACCAGGTGTTTCAGCTAGAATAGGTACAACCACTAGTGCAGGGACTGACACTGGAACTGAAACAGGTGGTGGAGCAGGAACAGTTGCAGGTGCTACTCAAGGTGTAGCTGGTGGCAGAGATCAGGGTGGCGTTTATGATTTTCAAAGAGAACAACGAGGCGGTGGTGGTATTCCATTTGGTGGAACACCTATAGAACAAAGAACGTTATCAGATTTTGATAATGTTTTAAATCCAAGTGGAACTGCATCTGTTATAACTGGTGGTTTAATATCATTTGCACCTACAATACTTGGTGGTCTTATTGCAGCAGGTACATCACAACAACAAAGAGATGCTGTAAAAGAAATAAATAGAAGAGCTGAAGCAGGTTCATTATTTAAAAATCCTGATGGTACTTTAGTTACAAATAGTCAATTAGCTGCTTTTAAATCTAATATAGGAGTAAAATATGGTATACCTGGATTTAGACAACAATTATCTGAAAAAGCACAGCAGCAAATAAATGCTGGCATTATGGGACAAGCATTTCAATTAGATGATAATAGTACAACTATTGCACAACAATATGAAAATCCAGTAAGTGAAGCACAATTTAATGCTATGATGAATGAGGCTATGAGAGATTATGAAGTTAGACGTACAGCTCGTGGTATGAACTTAGGAACCACTACTTTAACAGGAACACCTTCATCAGTTATTCAGGCTCAACCTGGCGTTGATCCTAGTCTTATGGATGTAAGTCCAGGATCAGCTACTACACCATTAAAACAAACAAATATTGGTGATACTATTGCTGCAAGAGATGAAGCTGCAGGTGTTCAAACAGGAGATGCTGCTGTTGCTGAAGCTGAAGCTCCAGGAAAAGATTATGGATGGAACACAGTGGATGGTTCTACAATGACATCTAATTCTACAACTAAAAATGCAGATGGTACTACTACTACTAATCCATCAGGTTTACAGACAGCTAGTCAAATAGTTAATGAGGGTACTGGTGGATCAGGTAATTATAGTCAAAATCAAGTTAATAATGCCCAAGCTCAAGTTAATGGGGCTGTAAAGACAGGTGGAGCAGGTTATGGATTACCTGATGGAGTAAAAGCTGTTGGAACTGGATATAATCCTAACACAGGAAATTATTCAGGAACAGTAAGTTATTCTGGAGGCACAGTTACAAATAATCCAGCAAAAAATCCAGGACTTAATAGGGATAGGCCAAATACTGGACAAGATAGCCGTAAAATAGTTTGCACAATGATGAACGAAACGTACGGTTTTGGATCTTTTAGAAATAAAATATGGTTAAGGTATGCTAAAGATAATTTAAGTTATGAGTATCAAGTAGGGTATCATAAATTATTTTTACCATTAGTTAATTATGCAAAAGGAAATAAACTATCTAATTTAATTGTAAAAAAAATATTAGAACATATAGCTAGACATAGAACTTTAGATATAAGACAAGAAATGAAAAATAGTAAAAGACATACTTTAGGTAGAGTATACAGAAATAT